ATCAATACTTTTGATTTGCCTGTTCCCATTTCCATGAAGTAGGCAAAATTTGTTTTGTTCCAACTACAACCTAATGCTTGTAATTGATGTACGAATGGCTTCGTTTTAAAATTCGGATACATAACTAATAATAACTTTCTAAGTTCTTTATATAGGATTGACTATATAGATGTCAAGAGTTTCTTACTACAAAAAGTTGTGAGATATATTCCTGGATCTTTTACTTCTTCATAAGCTTGCGCTGCAGCTAGTCGACATTCTTCTATTGTATCAAATCTTTGAGGAGGAATATCCTCAATACAAGTGCTTCCTAATGGGATATAAGGATCGTTAATACAAAGCCAAATCATCATCACATATTTCATACTTGAAATAGTATAGGAAATAATCTATGTATCATAGATATAATTATAGAATGTTAAAACACTTAGATTTATTTAGCGGTATCGGAGGATTTTCTCTTGGATTAGAAACTGCAGGGTTAGTAGAAACAGTTGCTTTCTGTGACTTTGATGATTACTGCCAACAAGTTTTAAAAAAGAATTTTCCAGGTGTGCCCGTCTATAGTGACGTAAAGGAGTTAAATCATGAAAGACTTGAAGCAGATGGAATTGATACCATCGACATCATCACAGGAGGATACCCTTGCCAACCTTTCTCCGTCGCAGGTAGAAAAAAAGGTGAGCAAGATCCGAGACACGTCTGGCCAGAAATGTTTAGACTTATCCAAGAGCTCAGACCTACTTGGGTCATTGGAGAAAACGTTGGTGGACACATTAAACTCGGTTTGGACACCGTACTTGAGAACTTGGAGAGTGAAGGTTACTCCGCAAGGACGTTTAGTATTTCAGCTACTAGCATCGGTGCAAACCACAAAAGAGAAAGAGTCTGGATTATGGCCCACTCCGACGAGATGCAACGACAGTTTTTATGTAGACAAGAGTCCGAACAAACACAAAAGACATTCGAGGGGATTGGCGAGCGAAGTGGAGCACCGATCTCTATGGCCCACTCCGAACGCTTGGGACGGACAAAGGGGACCCAGGAGTCAAAAGAATTTGAGGGAAAAGAATCATCATATCAATCTGATAACCGCAGTGAAAGACGCACAGAGTCCCAACCCAGTGAAGATGTGGCCAACTCCGAGGGCAGCGAAGGGAATGTCGATGACCCTAACCAAGGGAATAGCAAAACTTCACAAAAAGAGTTATCTAGAGAGTACGGTAGCGCATGTGGAGTCGGCACCTGGTGGTCAGTTGAACCCGACGTGGGTCGAGTGGCTCATGGGGTACCCGACCGGGTGGACAGACTTAAGTGCCTAGGTAATTCCGTTGTACCTCAGATACCTTATGTGATAGGTTTAACTATAAAAAAGATTTTAGAAAATGAATAAAATATATGTGACCACGAATACTAAACTACCCACTGGTGGTTATAGAGATATTTCAGACTGTGAAAGATTTGGCATGCCTATCATCATGTTTGAAAATCCCAAGCAAATTCAAGTCAATTCCAATAGATTTGTTTTCTCAATAGAGAATAAATTAAAGGATTTTACATCAAGAGATTATTTATTATTGATGGGTGATCCGGTGTTAATTGGCATGGTTTGTGCGGTTGCAGGAAAAATTACAAATAATAATTTTAAAGTATTGAAATGGGATAGAGAAAGTGCTATATATATTCCTATAACAATAGAATTATAATAGGAGAATAAAAATGGGTCTATTAGATAAAGCGTTAGAGCAGTCTAAAATTAATAGTTTAGACAGTTCAGATATAAAAGACGTCGGTGAAGCTTGTAATGAACTTGATAATGTTCGTCAAGCAATCCAAAACAAAGAAGCTGAAATTAAGCAGCTTACAGACAGAGAGTTTCAATTAGAAAACGAAGTGATACCTAGTTTCTTTGAGAAATCTGGTGTATCATCTATTACCTTAACTGATGGTAGTAAGGTATCAATCAAAGATCGACTAAGAGCAAACATCACCGATGAGAACGAAGATTATTGTTATGATAAGCTAAGAGAATTCGGATTAGGAGATGTTATTAAAAACAAAGTAGAACTGATCTTTGGTAAAGGACAAGATTCTGATGCAAGTAATCTTATGACGGAGTTACAAGACCGTGGTCTGTACCCTAGTAATAAGTTGGACGTTGCATGGAATACACTCGATAAAGTGGTTAATGAGTTGATTGAAAAAGGTTCGATGTCATCGGCTGACCAGGAAAAATTTGGAGTGTGGACTTTTAAAAAAGTCAAGATCGAACGAAAAAAATAACAATAGGAAAATAAAAAATGACAAATGCAAAAGCAAATGGTGCAGTCACCACAAAGACTGAAAAACTACCTGCGATGAACATGGCAAGCCTTGAGAAGTTTGCAGGTACGGGCCTTGATACCATCACTACTGATGATATCGCAACGCCAAGATTAAAAGTCTTGGCACAAATGTCTCCAGAGCTGGAAGAGATTGAAGGTGCAAGAGCCGGTATGATCTTAAACTCTGTGAGTAAAAAGGTATACCCTGGACAAGAAGGGATCAAAGTTGTTGTCTGTGGGTATGAGAAAGTGTGGTTAGAATGGCAAGACAGAGGTAAAGGTTCTTCTGCTCCTGTTAATATCTTTTCAGCAAAAGATAAACCACAAAATGCAGTACGTGGAGATGACGGAAAGTTCCGTCTTGAGAGCGGAAACTATTTAGAAGAATGTGCAAACTTTTATGTGCTTCTTTTAAATGGTGGTGTTGCTCCAGAGCCTGCAATCATATCAATGAAAGCAACACAATTAAAAGCTGCGAGAAGTTGGGCTTATAGTTTAAAGAATGAATTCATTCAAAATCCACAAAGCAAAAAACTTTTCTTGGCCCCTAGTTGGTATCGTATCTACGAACTAACTACTACCAAACAATCTAATGATAAAGGTTCTTGGTATGGTTGGGTTGTCAACAAAGGTGAGTTCTTAAACAAGGAAGACACTTTTGATATGGCTGCGAACTTCAATGAGTCTGTTAGAAAAGGTATTGTTAAACCTAAGTATGACGACGAGGTTGAAACTTCAAACGCATCTGGTGACATTCCGTTTTAATGGAACCAAGGGTCTCTAAATTTAAAGAGATCTTTCTAGGGTTGGAGCGTGCTTATGGTACGTTCCAGCCTGGTGAGAGTTTTCGAGAAGACAATAAAGCTGAGGGTAAATCTTTTATTCATAAGCAACAGATCGAAGACACCTTATGGGAGGATCATCTTAAAGGTGCATGGCCTAGTCTAGGCATCTTTCCAATCAACGACGAGGATAAATGTCGTTGGGGGTGTATTGATATAGATCAGTATCCTCTTGATCATTTAAGTATCGTCACCAAACTTAAAGAAAAAAATTTACCATTTGTTGTCACCAAATCTAAAAGTGGTGGAGCACATCTGTTTTTATTTTTTAAAGATTATGTTCCTGCAGGAGCAGTGCAAAAAAAGATCAAAGAGTTAGCGTCTTTGATGGGGCTAGGACATTGTGAAGTTTTTCCAAAGCAAGACAAATTAATTAGAGAGGGTATCAATACAAAGGATTGGGAAGTGGGGAGCTTTCTTAATCTACCTTATCACAATGGTTATGATTATTCTAATAGGCATGCTTTTAATGATGAAGGTAATGCACTATCTTTGGATGAATTTTTATTAGAGGTAGAACAAAAATCTATTACCTTAGATCAACTAAAAAAATTATCTTTAACAAACGAAGCATCAGAGTTTAAAGATGCACCGTTTTGTATTGAAGCGTATTTGACAGAGAATAAACAAGTTCAACAAGGCAGTAGAGATAGTTTCTTATTTCAGTACGCTATCTTTGCTAAGAAAAAATATGGAGAAAACTATGAGGAGGAGGTTCATAAGTTTCATCATAAATATTTTGCGGATCCTTTATCTCCTAAACAATTAGAAAAAATAATCAAGCAGGCAGATAAAAAAGAATGGGGCTATAAGTGTAAGGACCAACCTATGTGTTCTTATTGTAATAAATCAAAATGTAGAATTAGAAAGTATGGAGTAGGAGATAGTAATGTTATTACCGATATCGGAAATGTTGTTCAGCATGGTGATGATGCTGATACTATTTATCATGTCACGTTAAATGATGAGCATAGATTAGTTTTGAATGTAGAGGAGTTATACGATCAACACAAATTTAGAAAGAAGTGTTTGACTAAAATTGCATCAATGCCTTCAATGATGAATCGTGATGATTGGGACGCTTTTGTATTGAGTATTGTATCTAAAGCTATAAAGGTAGCGCCCGACTTTGAGGTTACACCTGAGGGTCAATTTAAAACTATTCTTAATAGATATATTTCTAATCAAGCCAACGCAGTGGACATAGAGGAGATTCTCAATGGTCAGTGTTTCGTGGACGAAGAAGATAACAAAGTTTATTTTAGGTTAGATCAACTTCAAGAATTTATGAAGAACAGGAGGTACGCTCAACTAACAGGTATTCAATTAGGTATTTATCTAAGAGAGTTAGGCGGGGATAGTACCAAAAGAAAATTAGGAAACAAAAAAGGTCAATTAGTTTGGTGGGTCCCTAATGATAAGTTTAATACTAAGGTAGAATTATTACCTGAAGACGAAATAAAAGAGGAGACCATACCATTCTAGAAAATGTTTGTAAGATTATAGGTCCTCCAGGTACAGGTAAAACAACAACACTATTACGCATTGTTGAGGAGCAGTTGTCCGAGGGCCGTGAGCCAGATAGGATTGGCTATTTTTCTTTTACAAGGAAAGCAACACAAGAGGCAATAGATAGAGCGTGTACAAAATTTAAACTTCCTCGTAAAGAATTAAAATGGTTTAGAACTTTACATAGTTTAGCCTATCAATGGATGGGGTGCACAAATACAGACATCATACAAAAGCAAGACTTCAAAGATTTCTACAAAGAATACGGAATAGATATATCTCAGTCTATCAAAGTAGAAGAGAACGTCGTAGGGGAAGAGGAATCCGGGCTACACTTAATAGATTTATACAGAGTAAAAAACACCTCTTTAGAAGAAGAGTTTAGAAAGTTCGGTCATGTCAAAGGAGGACTCGCTCGACTACAAAAGATAGATAAGAACTATCGTCTGTTTAAAAAAAATAGAACTATCAAAGATTACACAGATTTAATTACAGAGTTTAATAAAATACAAATGTCTCCTAAACTAGATATTGTCATTGTCGATGAGGTTCAAGATTTAAAACCGAACGAGTGGCAGATGGTTCAAATTATGATGAAGCAAGCCAAAGCTATTTACCTAGCAGGGGATGATGATCAAGCAATTTATTCTTGGAGTGGAGCGGATGTTTCAAAGTTGATTGATCTAGACTGCCATTTGCAAGTGTTGAATCAATCCTATAGAATACCAAAAACAATATTCGCAAAGTCAAATAGTCTTGTATCTAGAATTAAAAAAAGAATTAATAAAGAATGGCAGCCTAGAAATGATCAAGGTAAAGTTAAAAATACAAACTTTGAGAGTATTGATTTAAGAGAAGGTCAGTGGTTGATTTTGGGTAGAACAAATTATTACATCAACAACGTCGCAGAAGAGCTGAAAAATAAGGGTTTTTTGTTTGAAAAAAATAATTATCTTTCGATAAGTTCAGACGTAGCAGTGGCTTACAGAAGTTGGAGGGCCTTACAAAAAGGTCAAGAAATATCTTATGGTCAAGTTAGAACAATGTATCAATACATTTCTCTTGGCTCAGAGGGTGTGTCTCGTGGTAAGAAAAGTTTACCTGGGGCAGATCAAGAAAGTAAATTTTCTTATGAAATATTATCCAAAGAGTGGGGACTCAATATTTCTTTGAACGCACCTTGGGAGGTAGCTTTAAGCAGAATAAAAGAATACGATAGAATATATATTAAACAAATACTAAATAGCGGGCATGATTTAGATGAGAAAGTTAATATAAAATTATCTACAATACATGGTGCAAAGGGTGGTGAGAGTCAAAACGTTGTTGTATTCTCAGACATCTCAAAAAGAATTAATGATAGTATGTGGTCAAATAGAGATGATGAAAGAAGAGTTTTTTATGTAGCTATGACTAGAGCGAAAGAAAATTTATATATCATTCCTTCCACTTCACCCTATGAATACGAGGAGATACTCAGATGATATTCGAACAACAAATGGATTTGTTAAAAAAAGAAAACAAACCAGAGTGGACGAGACCTAACTTTCCAGACATCGCAGGAATACAACAAGTAGCTATAGATTTAGAAACATACGATCCCGAGATTAAAAATCTTGGCGGTGGTTGGGCAACGAATAAAGGTTTTGTTGTAGGTGTTGCAGTTTCTTTCGATGGCTTTGATGGTTACTTTCCAGTGAGGCATGAACGAGGGGGAAATTTTTCAGAAGAGGATGTTAAGAAGTGGTTAAAAAAATTATTCAAAGAGGACCCCATAGTTGTTTGTCACAATGCTGTTTATGATTTGGGTTGGCTTAGGCGTTGGGGTGTCGATTGTAATGTCACTAAGATATACGATACTTTGATAGCTGCCCCTTTGGTTGATGAGAATAGATTTAGTTATAGTTTAAATAATTTATCTAAAGATTATTTAGGAGAGAGAAAGCAAGGAAATATTTTAGAAGACTTTGGCAAAGAGCATGGCTTCAAAGCAATTGAAAATATGCATCTTGTTCCTGTGGAGTATGTAGGAATTTATGCAGAGCAAGATACTAAATTGACATTAAAACTTTGGGAGTTTCTAAGAGTTGAAATACAGAAGCAAGGACTCACCGATATATTTAATTTGGAAACAGACTTGCTTCGTCTTTTACTAGAGATGAGATGGAAAGGTGTGCGTGTTGATTTAGAGAAAGCAGAAAAGACAAAGAAGTTTTTCAAATCAGAAGAAGAAAAAATTTATTCTAATATTAAAAAAGAAACATCAATAGATATTGGTAGTTCAGATATTTATGCAGCAGCATCTTTACAAAAAATATTTGATAAACTTGGAGAGAAATACGAACTTACAGAAAAAAATAAACAAGCCAAGATTAGTAATACTTTAATGAAAGAGAGTGAGAATCCTTTAATTCAATCAATCTCTGTAGCCAGGGAGTATAATAAAGCTCACACCACATTTATTGATTCTATTTTAAAACATAATGTAGACGGTAGAATCCACGCAGAAATTAATCAGCTAAAAGGTGAGTACGGAGGCACGGTCAGTGGGCGGTTGTCCATGAATAATCCTAACTTACAACAGGTCCCTTCTCGTAATGAAATCATAGGTCCCAAGATAAGATCTTTGTTTCTACCTGAGGATGGGGAAAAGTGGGCATCTTTAGATTATTC